GTTTCCCAGTCACGATCATGTTTCCCAGTCACGATCACCTCCTGATCCTTGAATCACTCCACGATCCGCACGACTTTGGAGCTTCGACAGATTATACTGTGCAACTTCAGAAAAGTCAATCCCATTATCCCTTAAAAGCATTGCAAGATTCCAGAGTACATCACCAGCCTCTGAAACTATATCATGCCTATCTATTTGTTTGTTATCTCCGCGCAACATAGGCTTGATAAAAAGATCAGATAACTCTGCTGACTCTACCATCAAAGATGCAATAGGATAAAAATTATCTTCGTATAGGGCTGTTACAGATGCCCTAGTCTGATACTCATTAAAGGTCATATTAAACTCCAAATATTTTTCCAACTAAACCACCCAATAACATTACTGCCGCTATAGTATTAATCATTATTATAGCACGATCACGCCACATAAATCCTACAACAGCCCAGAGGGATGTACCTGCAAAACTTAAAAGCATATCATAGACTTGTAGCTCTGGAACTCCAGTACTTCTTAAAGATATTGCAACCAATAACCATGCACTAGCAATCCATTTAAGATGCCAATCTAAAGTTCCTTTTGGTGTTGCGCTTTTTAATATTCTATTACTGTGTTTGATTTCTTCAACAGAATATTCTTTACCTTCATCCGATACAATGGTATCATCAATCACTCTGTAGCTCCTTGATTAACCAACCTAAATAAACCTGTGCTTTTTTGAGATCTTCTATGCCATTCTTATATTCATACCTCCAAAGATATTTGAGGCAGTTACCCTTTAGATAACCTTTAAATTCTTGTGGGTGCATTGAGGCTTTGATAGCCTGTATAGCTTCTATGGCTCCCTTGTTATAATGATCTGGTTTGTTTACTACATCATGCACATCTTGAGGGTGATACAGTTTTCCATAAACTGTTTTAGTTTTTGTAACCTGATCCCATTCCTCTGGGGTTGCATCATCAATACTCACGGCGTACCTCCATATTTAATGTAATCACCTATCATAAAACCGATAGAAAAAAAAGTTATTATTACTAAAGCACTTACATACTCAGGTGAATCTTTCAGTAGATGCCAAATTGTTTTCAACATAATACCTCCATAGTTTTTCAATAGGATCTAATTGATTTGAATCCATAACAAATCTTTCACCGTAACCAAAATCTTTTTTATAGGCTTGATTAAAAAAAGACTTCCTACCAATACAGCCGTGTAATTTTAAAATCTTTGGGTCATCAGTTGCCCCATAAAGTACTGATGCTTTGGCGGCAAAAGACTTTTCTGAATCAAAAATTAACGGGCCGTCAGAACGTGAACTGCACTTAACATCTATTGATGTTTCTCCTAACCAAAAATCTATACCTCCATCAGATAAAACATTTACTACGGGTAAAGGTAAATTAAATAGGCGAGCAAATAAAAACTCTGCTTTGAATGCAAGAATATTATTTGTTGTCCTAGTATCCATACCTTTCTTATCTTTCATTCGTGGAACAATTCCCTGCATCTCACAAAGCTTTACAGTATCTTGTCCCATAAGAATAGAATCATGGTAGTCTTTAGCAGACAATTTAAAATACATTAAACCTCCCTTGCCCATCGCACTGCTCTTCAGCGGCCCTACGTGGACAGTCATCAAAATAAAAGATATTCATATTAATCTCCGTGGTCAGTCCAATGATAGTCAGCGTTACTTATCTCATCAGCAATAAGATCATATATATAATTACTATTGACCCAGCTAGTGATATCAACTCCACGCGATTTAACTGATACAATTTCAACTAGATTCTCCTCATCACCATGCACAAGATACTCAATGGTTACATAGATAGACATCCACTCGCAGTCTAACTCCGCATCCATCACTTGATAACCATACATACTAGCTGTTCCCATTACTATCTCCTATGTGTGTGTGTATCCATCAGATTCTATTGCAAGCCACATACCGTTCCACTTAACACAGACAGCGCCATCACCCCCAATGATAGGATGTACTATGCGCCGCAGTGACAAATAACTTTTACCCTCATTGCAATAAATCCATTTATAATGAAGGGCTTTTTGCTGGGGCTTAGTTAATCGCATGATTAGCTCCTACCAAAAAATTCATCAAGCATTAGATCCCATAAAGGAGTTTCACACCGCTGAGTCTTGACTAGCTTGTCACCAACACCAATATAAATTGGCAGTTTTGATAACTGATCTGTTTCTTTTTTACTCTTAGCAACTACATACTCCATGCTGTCGTTCGCCTTGAAAGTTGTCAACTTTTTAACATGACGCCAGATAATCATACCATTACCACGCTGTGTTCTAGGTGCTATGTAATACATATTACTTTCCTTTGTTGTTGTTGATCCATTCTTCAACGGTGTCACTAGACTTAGCGGCATCGTCCCAGAATTTATTTAAGTCTTGCATAGACCATTCGCTTTGTTCTTTGTGCAAGCAATCAAGAATAAAAGAACAGTAGTCCTCGTCATTCATTGCTGACCGGACTAGCCTATGAGTATTAATTATTTTTTCTTGTCGCTGTTTCATACAGTCACCAAACAAAAAGCGCCCCGAAGGACGCTATAGTTTTTAGTAATAACCTTCACGAACTTTGTAAAGGACATTGAAGATCTCTGATTCAGAAAAATGTAACTCTTTTAACTCATGCGCTAGTCCATTGTAATCTGGATTAGACTTGAGATAAATATATAACTGAACCAGAGATTCAATATCAATACGCTCAGGCCGCGATACGGAAGACATCAGAGTTCACCACACGGCGTACAACATCTTGCCGCTTAGTATTAACGGATGCGATATTAGCTTCTGATTTCTTTGTTGGTGCTGGAGCATGAGTAGACCAGTCAGTTAGTGTATTGTATACAGCCCACTGATTCTGTCCTAGCTTCTGAGAATACTCACCCCAAGCCTTAGCAAGATAAGTTAATGCGCTATTGAATCGTGGTAACTTATCAAACACTGCTGACCATGACACACCGCTCTCATGCACTGCGGCCTGTACAAGATCTAAACAGTTGGCGGCTTCAGCAAATACATACATAGCTTGCTTATCAGTAACAGATGTATTGAACATCTCTCGCCACAAATCTCGTTCCCTATCGAACACCTCAAGACACCGGACTATAACACGAGAGGCATGGTTGATGTCAAGATTGATAGTATGACGCGCCTTGAATATAGCCGCAGTACCACCAACAAAAACTTGACCATTCAAACAAGCCGCCTGTCTTGCCCCAGCCGACATAATAAACGGGAAGCTACTATCAAAAGATGTAGTACCAAGTAGCTCCAGCGTGGCTGTATCGCCGTCTGGCGTAGTATAGTTATGATTAGGTAGTGTATATCGCACGAAGGTTCTAGACCCGTTGTGGCTCGTTGCAATAGTCTCAGTAATGCCTTCAGTATTAAGGGCGCTTCGCATAATAATTGCGCGTTGTGCGTCAATCAAAGTCTTTGGTGCTACTGGCTTATATTTTTTACCATGCACTCCTAGTTCTTCCATAGTATCTGTACGCACGACAGCAACCTTAGAAGAATGATGCCACTCACCGGCCTCATTAAAAAACATTAAGGGTACAGTTGCCACATCAAAACCAGCATCACCATGATCTTTTTCAAAAAGACTAACAGGGCGAGTAGCAAAAATAGGCGTTACATTATTCATGGTTTTCTCCAAGTAGTTTAAGTTTTATCGCATCAAATAGTCATAATGAACTTTAGAAACTTCAAAGCCATCAGACCACTTTGGACTCTTAGTAGATAAATAATTACACCAAGTATCCCAAAGTTTCTCAGTACCTATATTGTGACATATAGATATGTACTTGTTTATTTTATCATCCCTAATGTCTTTTGACTTTAAAGACTTAGGAAGTTTTAAAATCTTTTCATCAATACCATACAGCCTAATGTTATGAAGGTCAATACAACCTACTAAACCTGCTGACAATTGACAAACAAAACCAGCCTTCACCATACCAAGCCCATCAACACGAAGAAATATATTCATAAGAGAATATGCTTTTTCCGTATCAGATTTACTTGAGTTTATAACTGCAAGATATTGATTGTGTATAAAAGCCTTACGTTTAGTTATATAGGCATAGGCTTTTCGCTTATTGCCCCAAAGGAATTTAGAATTTATACCGTTTTCTTTTACATCTTCCATTTGGTTTCCAACAGCTATCCAAGGTTGTTGAATGCTCAAGACCACCATAGTAATTACATCTACTAGATTCTCACTAGATTCTTTTGTGTAATCTTGGATTGCTTTTGCATGAATGTTATACATATTTATACCTCAGTATTAAAATCCAAGGGCGATAAACGCCCCTCTATTAAAGCCAATTCTTTTGCAGACAATCGTGGCATTGCTTCACCGGCTGACAACCTACCCTTTTGCCAAGCATCCATCTCCTCTAATGTTGTTGGTAGTTTTATTACTACAGGATGATCGTCTGTAAGACAAGCACTAAATATAAAATCAGTATGCGACATTTTTAAGAGCCTCCGCATCTTCTAAATCTTTTAGTTTCTTGTTAAGTTCAGCGATGGTGTCTTCCTGATTAGAAATTTTAAGCTGAAGCTCATCCATATAATCAATGACAGCCCTTTTATAAATTGTTGTAAACTGCTCATGACTTAAAGTATTCATTAAATAATCCGAAATGTTTAGGCCATTCTCAAAACACCAATCAACAATTTCTTCAAGGGTATAATTATTATCTTCGGCGGCACTAATGACATCAGCGAGATCGAAAAATTCTACTCCAATTTCACGATCAAAATCACTAACATCTACGTCTATACTGATATAACCTGATACAGTTGGCATAAGAATATCTCCAAGTGATGATGCGACAGGACAGCCCCGCCGCTTTTACGAAAGGATCTTTAAAGCCCTTTCACCTTGTTCAAGGGCTTTAAAGTCCTGAAGTATTTAACGTATAACAACTTCAGTTATTTCGGGAGACAGATCAATGTCAGCGTCCCAACAATCTAGGGCCTTTAGTTTATCTTTAAATTCTATAAACTGGTCACGAGCTATAACAGACCCCGGATAGTCATAAGAAAATTTATTATGATGTGCAATACTACGCTCAATCCAATTACAATCCCAACTACTTCTATATTCATGGTCTTGATTGCCATAACGCAAACAAAATTCTATATGACCTTTATAGAATTTTTGATGGGGCCTTTGTACTATCCAAACATCACAACATTCGTCTTCGATATCCATAGTAAATAAATAGTTTTCTTCTGGATGATGACACTCGTTTGCATATATCATTTAACTATCTCCACATCGGATTCAGTTTCGATTACAACTCTCGCACCACGCGATCGTGACTGGGAAAC